TGGTTTCTCCCCAATCTCCAAGTGCGGTTCCTGATAGTTCAAACCCTGCGTTCTGCACATAGTTCTCTATCGTTTCTTCTGCACCATAAGCAAAAGGCTTACAGACTAGGGTTAGTGAAGCCCTGGCTATCTTAGTGTTGATCCTATGCACTGGAGAGAACTCATCTCCGATAGCTAGGCTTCCATCAAGAACGTGGAAGTCTACCTGGTTGGTAGCACCTTCCCACTTCCTGCGGAGTATAACCTGACTACCTAGCCCTGTTACGCTATACTCAGCAGCCCTCTCGATTAACGAATTGATAGCATTGATATTAGCAATCAAGTTGTCTTGAGACGTTCCGCCTATAAGCAAAGTAACCTGTACTGCCCTGTTGTTATATACCCTTTGCGTAATATCGCTCCCATGTCTGGCAAGGTTCTGACCACCAACGGCTGTTCTTCTTTGAGGCACAGGGGCCATAAACGGCATCATGGCCGTGTAGTTCGTACCATCATTAAGGTCTAAGGTTGTCGTGTCATTCTGAAACGATAAAGTCCAAGCCATAACTCACTATATTCCTTCGTAATTTTCCATATCATCCTCGAACGTATTTCCAATGGAAAGACCTATATCTCTGCCAGCTAATTCAAGTTTCGCCTTAGTTGTTCTTGGCATTGTAACCCTGCCAAATTCATCGTTCCAAACCCCTCCAATACCTGTTGCCTTTAATTGAGTAGCAGTCCAATCACCACTCTCAGAGCGGGGGTCTGCAAATATCTTCATGGCATCGTTAAGGTTGCCATACCCGCCCCATCCTCCACTGCCTCCGCCACCGCCACCAGTAGCGATTGAAATACCTCCAGCACCACCTCCAGTTCCACCACCCATACCACCAACGGAAGGAAGTGCAGAGGCGACAGAAGGACTTGGTGCAGTCATGTCTGGAGGGCCACCATCCCCCCAATCGGCTCCAACTGGGAGACTCCTCTTGTAGGTATCCCATAACAACCTAGACCGATCTTCTGCGTATTGAACTCTCCTGCCAAAGTCTATATGCTTATTTCCTAATTTATCCAACGCAGTAGATAGTGTGGGTATATGGGTTCCAGCTATGTCGTTAAATCTAGTAATCAATGAGTCGAGAGGCAGGGTCATACCTTGAAAGAAACGTCCAAAGCCATTAAGCATCCCCTTCAACCCTGTTTCTGTTCTACCCTTTATATCAAAAAGGTTCGCATCCCATGCTTGTCCAAGTCCATACAGTGCTGCAATTAATGCACCAACTCCAACAACACCAGCAGCAGCAGCAGCAGACACACCGATGGCAGTAAGCCCAGTAAGAACCGCAGGAAAAATGACTACAAGTGCAGCAAGCCCAGCAAGAACAACAGCAAGGGCTGTGCCAAGGAGAATAAATTTACCAGCCCCTTCCACCGACTCTGGGTGCATAGTAGTTAACCCTGCAGTAACCTCTGTTAGTTTCTCTACAATAGGAATCAATACAGGCAGAAGCCCTTCCCCAAGCGTTTCCTTCAAATCTCCCACCGCCATGTTCAATCCTATAAACGGGTCTCTATTAGCTGCTGCAGCACCCCCTACAGCAGCAAGAACCTTAGCAAGTCTTTCTCCAAACCCAGCAGTCTTATCAAAGTTCATCCCAATACTTATCGCCTGGTTAACCTGACCAGACAATGCTCTTGTGAGAGTTCCGGATACAGTTTCAAGACTCTTACCCGATGCTGAAGCAGCATCCATAACGGCTGGCAATGCCTCCAGAGCCTTGTCTACTGAGCCAAGAATCGGAACCATTAAAGCCAATGCTCTTATCTGTTGCTCGTCTCCAAAGTTGGTCTTCCTTTGGAGCGCACTGGTCGTATCCATTATCCGTTTTTCGACAGAAGCAAAACTGATTCCTAAGTTATTTACACCTGCAGCCAGAGTAGAGACAGCCCTCCTCTGCTCCATAGCAGCAGCAACGAATGATTTGATGGCTACAGTACCAGCAACGCCTATCGCTGCAAAGGCGACACCAGCCGTTTTAGCGTGTTTGGTAAGGCTCTGTAAGCGAGTGCCAACATCCTTAAATCCACGCTCTGCTTTATCGGTATCGGCTTTTACTTTGATGATTACTTCATTTGCCATATCACATACTCGTTGACAGATTCGCTAGGTTTTGAGCCATAGACTGTTCTGGGCTAAGTTGCTGATGTTCTTGTGATTCGTGATCTCCTGCCAAGGTGGTCACATTATGAATCTCAAACAGTAAACTGATATCTTCCGTTAATAACTGCGACGGTAAGCAACTATACCTCTGGCATAGATTATCTATCATTCTGACTTTCATAAGTGTCCAGGGTTCCTTCACCACATTGCCGTCTTCATCTATCCCACCACCTACGGCCCTCCACCGTTCAAGTTCTCGTCTAAAGGGGCTGGTGTTCCTACAATCGCTTGAGTCCATTGCTCAAGAATAATGTTAGCAAGGGCTATCGGAATAGAGTGCATCCCCTTGCTGTCTGCTTCTACAGGGTTCCCATCGCTATCGAGAAGGTTCCAGTTTTCTAGAACCGCCCTACCAAATAGAGCATAGACCTCCATCTGTTTCTCGCCCTGCAACATTTCCTGTATCTCCAACCAAGTTCCAACCGAAACATCCAAACGCACCACAACCTCTGCTCCTTCATAATCTCCACTGAAGACTAGACGGGCTGTGCGCTTGGGAATACTAAAGCCGTTCACTGCTTTCTGTGTGGCTACCATGACTCCCTCCTATTTCATTATGCCCAAGTTGGTGCTGTACCGCTCTGCAATACGGCAGGAGCCGTAAAAGTTAACTCTCCTGATGACGCACGGGTTAAAGCGTAATCGGTGATGAAACACTCTGTAGGGAGCGTCTGGCCTGACATCACCAGGGTAATCGTGCGAGATGCCGTAGCACTTGCCACGGTCTTCAGTACATCATGCGACACGTTGCTTGCATCGTTGAACACCCCGTTCATGGTGATGCTGAAGTCAGACAAGAGTAATAGTCGCTCAATAGCCGCCTTGTCTACGCCTGTTACATCTTGGACTCCCCTGGGTATTGCCCAGTCTACTGAGGTCAAGTCATTTTCGATACTCCTCGCAGACCCTCCACTATCATCCACTGCCACAGTCATTGTCGGTGCTTCCTTCGCCATCTCTACCTCCTATTAGCTTTATATACTTCCTCGTTAAATTCGTCCGTCCAACGATTGTATTCCATTGCTTGACGTTCTAAATTCCCCTCATTCCTGCCATATTTATTTTTGGTGAGCCACGGGCCACGATCTAACTTCTTTTTATGCGCTCTTGCTTGACCTTTGAAACAAGTCTGCCCTGCTTCAAAATAATAAGCAACGAGTTCCCCTTCGTCCATACGTTTGCAGCTAAAGTTTTTCATTACTGATATTAGATACCTATCGTTCTTACTACCCTTCTCAACCCTCGTAACCCATCCCATAAGATACTGAGGACAATCAACCTCTCGACAGGTCGCCGTCTGCCAATGGGTGCGGCTAGGCCAGTTCGCCTCAAAGTGATTGCTATGCGTAGGCTGTAACATCCACAGACTCTCCTCGCCTGTACATAATAACGAACTTGGCATTACTGAATGTCCCTGTTGAGGTTACCCGCAAATATCGGTTCACCGTTCCGGATGCTTCCTTGCGCTCCGCTGTTGGCTCATTACCATCAGACACCGCCGTGAAGGTTATCAGGTCTGACCAGCTGGAATTGTTAGACGAATGCTGTAACTTGATTGTCGGTGCGCCACTATTGATGTCTATTAACTGTAGATAGGCGGCAATGCCATTGCTACTAGAGGAGCTATCATCCTTGGATGAACTGCTACTGGCACTTGAATGCGTAGCCTCGGCCTGTAGCAACACCCCCCATTCAACTGGAGTCCCCTGCCCCAAGCATTGCACGTTCAGGCTCAATGCCTTGTCCTGAGACTTACTGCCGTCATAGTTGATTTGCTTAGCTACCAGCCCTGCAGCCGGACTATCAGCAGCCGTCCCCCTGCAATATAGAACCTGTACATCCGTCGTCGGCAATGGGGAGAATGCAGCGTGTTCCAGATGGGTTCCATCATCGAACCAGGATGTTACCGTTATCTCTCCATCGGCCTGTCCTTGTAGTCTAACCATAGCCGCCGAGTCTATGGTTGGGGTGTCTATGGTAGCCCGTCTTGAACTCACCGTATCCATCGAGGTCACGTTGCCAGATAGGTCACGCCCCCCGACATATATTGCATCGCTGATTCCAGATTGCTTCGCCATTCTATACTCCTGTTCCTGCTAGGGTTGCGCTCCCATTAACTATAAGAGGGACGGTTATATCGGCAATGCGGTACATACTACCCCCGACATCTATATACCCATAATCGACCCGCATCTGAGTACCATCCATGCCAGCAGCATCTATGGACATAATGCTGGATTCTAAGTCTGTATCTCCTAGAAGGTTCTCCATTAACTTGGATACACTAATTGCCACTTCTGTTTCTATATTCTTTTGTGGATCGGATTCTGCTGCAAGCATATCTTTGTACACTCTAATAATGACAACGTGATTCTCCCTGGTCTGGCCTCCTGCATATATCAGGTTGACCCCCACGGATTGCATAAAGACAGCAGTATGCAATCCTTGTGACAGAGGCTGTTTAGGCTCTCCGATCTGGACAGACTGAAACAATCCTATGTCTTGCACATAGGTCTTTACTGCATCAAGGCTGCTACTAATATCAAAGGCCACTACACTCCATTCATTCTGGAGGCAAGTTGTCTAACGAACTTTCTCGCCTCATTCTTAACTTGTCGATTTAACCATTGACCCGTTTTCCTAAAAGCTGCATACCCAGGAAATCGCAGAGGGCTATTCCTTGAAGATATACCTTCCAGCCACGGCCCATAGACCACATTCCCATCACTAATCTCGCCCTTCAATCCTTGCACTTTGCCATTAACATTTCGCCTGTAATGACCAGTGCTGGCCGAACCTACCCTATTTCTCTCTGCTGCCTGGAAGGACAAATACACCCCACGAGGACGAGGAGCCAGCATTCCATCAAGTCTTTGCTCACCCATCTCTACCAGTCTCCTGATGAACAATTCTGTAGTGTTCCTCGTGACCCTCCTGGGTCTATTAAATAACGGGCCACTGGCCTTTACCTCTAACCCAAATCCCATTAAACCACCGCCTCCCTGGTCTTCCGGTAATAGGCCACCATTGAAGTGCGGAGTTGGGTTACAGTCGCCCCTTCCAATTCTCTGTCTGGGAATGTCCCTGCATTAACGAACCCCGTGCCAGTTGTAGTCCTTGCCCAACCTGCGTTCTCCTGGTGGTAGGTAGATAACGCCTCGGCTAGACACCACCTGGCAACGTCATTATCTGGGGTGTACTTACTGATAGTCGCATCATCCGAATGGGATGCAGCGGTTGTACCGTTCAGCCCTCGTTCAATGGTTAGGGTTCGGTTCACATGGATGGCCGCATTGTTGCTATGTGCTGCAAGGACAGAACCATCCCATGCCCTGATAACTGTTAAGTCATTGGTGCTAACCGATACGACATACATCTGCTCAGACCCTATGCGGATGACCTCCCCCGCTACTATGCCATGACTGCTGTCCAGGGTAACCGTAACTGTAGCATTGGTTGCTGCCAGGTCGCTTCCCATATCCAAGAGGATACTCCCCCTGGCTGCAAAGCTGCGATCTGAAACGAATATCTGTTCACTATCAATTAACAGGGTGTCCCCGACATCTATCTTGCTTGCATCAGATACTACCAGGGTCGTGTCACTTGAACTAATACCACCCGAATCATCAACTGCTCCAGATGATTTTGTCTCGTTGCCCCAACCCCAGGAACCCGCAACGCTGATAGAGCGTTGTGGTGTATCCCCTGACTCGAACGAGGCTGTGCTGGACTCGTCAATCTCGATACGGTTGTATCTGCTATTGCCGTCCGGTTCTGGATTGTATGGCTCAAGAAAATAGTCGGATGAGGAGATGGTTGTGGGGCTAGTGTTCTGAGCCTTGGTTTGTAGGGTTGTGACCGAAAGCAAGTCCTGGTCTACCCATAGCACCGTCGCCAACCCTGGCCGTCGTTGAGGCCACCTG